TAGGGTCAGCAGCATCAGGATTCCAGCGTCTAGGTGCTTCAATGTAACCATCTCCATTAAAGTTAAAGTAATCTCTACAGTTACCATCAACAACTAAGTTGTAGTAAGTAAGGTCTAACTCAGCAGGTATAATAGCGTTTGAATATTGATCTGAGTAACTCACTCCAAAGACACAAGAACCAGTAGTTATAGGAGAAGCCTCTTTAAGGTACTGAGCTTCAACACCTGTTAGTTCGTAACTCTCGTCAGTAGTCTCTCCATAGATAATTGGACAACCTGTGGAATGTTCAAACACTCTCATGTTCTTTAAACCTGTGAAAGATGACAGTAAACCTTTAACTGAATTAGGAGTACCTTCCGAGTTTCTTCTTAAGATCTCTGCTCCTATCTTTCTTCTAAGAACTAAGTCGTCTTCTCCTAAGACTCTACGGACGTTATACAAAGTTCCAATATTCTCTAAGTCATCTCCTGTCGCATTGACAAGGAACTTATTGATATAAAGATCATCATAGAAGGCATCTTCAACATCTTGACAAGCATCTGTCATTGCCTTAAGATGTGCATTAATGAAAGGCTTCTCATAGAACTGTGAAGGTAATAATGACCTAGCTTCTTCATAATGACTAACTATTTTAATTGGTTCAGACAAGTGTTACCTCCATTCTGTTAGTAGCAAACAATGGCGACTCTGTAGTGCTCATTGGTATTCTTGCTGTAGTGTATGTTAAAGATCCATCATTAATAGGTAATTCAGAGTCTGTAGAGTAAGCTATCTGAACTGTTAAAGAGTCAATACCTGTCACATCATCAAAGATAGCTCCTTCGAATCTCTGTGGGATAACATCGTCTCCAATCCCTAAACCATCTCCAAAGAGTAAGCAAGACTGTTTGATTAAGTCTTCTCCGTCTGCTGGAAAGTCTTCTTCAAGGTACTTAGTGTATGAGATCTTGATATAGAAGAATTGTGGTAATGATCTTGAGAAACTGACTAAATGTATTTGTCCGTCGTTATCTGTTACGTTAAATGAAATATTCCCAAACATCTTAATACCTAGAGGTTTAGTATCCCAAAGAACTTGTGCAATATCTTCACTAACTCCACCATCAATTGTACACATATAACCTTTACCTTTTACAGGAATCGTGTTATAAGTTTGTGTGTAAAACTCTTCATTATCAAAGATGTCAACACTAGAGACACCTAATACAGCTTCTAAGGCATTCTTAACACCTTGGTAAGTAGTGGAGTCTTTAATCTCATAGTTGTTTAAGATAGACGTTCTAAACTCGTCATCAGTCTGTACAAACCTTCCTAGGGTCATATCTGTAGGGTTGTCTATAGCATCCCAACCATTGATAGGGGTATTGATAAAAGTTAAAGTATGTGCAGCGCCTTCGATGAATCCAAACTCTTCTGAGATTACAATACCTAGTGAGGTTATTGAGGAGAAGCTTAAGTAAGTTACACCTGTTATATTAAGTGTGTTACCTGCATCTAAACCTACCTGATCAATGTCAATCCTAAGAGTAGTTGTATCAACTAAAGTGGTAGTGAATAAAGAAGAACCATTAGCTAACTCAGTTTCTAAACCGTCTATGATAACTTCAGCAGTTGTCCCCCCAAGACTTAAATAGTTATATTGTACACCATCTACAGTTACTTGGTACAGTGTATTATCTAGTACAGTTAGTACCGTTATAACTGTTGAGATACAACTAGAAGGTGAGATGTTGACTGTAGATGAAGGGCTAAATGTATCTCCACGAGCTGTAGAGGCAATTGTAGTTGTACCAATAGCAGTACCGTTACTACCTGTGAAGTGAGCAACTCCTGAACTCTTCTGGTCAGGCTCTCTGATTAAACCTACTTGTAAACCCAAGTTGTCTAACGCTTGTCCTTCAGCTTCTAGGATATTAGTATTATCTTCAATACTCTCTCCCAGCTCCCATAGTTCAGTGATCTGTTTAGAAACTGCTGAGTTTACAGAGTTAGCTACAGAGTCTGAGGATGTATCAATAGAGACCCCTGCATTACTTGAGAAGTCATCGTTAATCTCTTTGAGGATTGTGTCAAATCTTTTAGTTTGAAATCCATTTTCACTTAATGCCATTTAAGCACCTCCATCTACTGTTATAATTTGGCCTGTATTAGTTCTTACTTCTACAGTGGGTTTGTAGACTCTCGTTATAGGGTCTAACTCAGAGGAGTACGTTAAGACTTCCTCAACACCTTCTACTTCTGATATATAATCAATCATAAAGGCATCTGCGAAAGAACCACCATCTCTAATTGTAGAAAAGTCTGATAAAGGTAATCCTGTTGTTATATCTGTGAATAACTCTCCTTGTCTTAGCTGAAGAGCTACTCTTAATCTTTGTGCAACTACTTTAGAGTTCTCTACGAAAACTTGTAATCCATTACTGGATAAGTCATAATCCCAAGTAGTCGTATCTAATTTAATATCTGTAGGCATTATGTAATGTCCTCTAAGTTGTAGTACACAAGGTTGTAATCACTATCGACTGATAGGTTGTCTCTTGTTATCTCCGTAGCTTTAGAAGATCCTTTCCGAAGTACTGTGATATTACCCAATGGCATTAAAGAGAGGTTTCTAACTACAACTGGCATGTAAAGAACTAGCTTTCTTCCTAGAACTATTACCTCACCAGAGCTTGTTACAATATCTAAGTACCAACTATCACTCCTCGTATTATAACGTTGTGTAAAGGTGTAACTATCTCCATCTAAGATAACTTTATAAGTGGAGTAAGGTGTTGTGGGGTTGTTAATTACTTTCATGTTTACTCCTTAAGGTAATCTTACTGTGGTGACTTTAGCTGGGGTTATATCTGCTGTTACGGGGAGTAAGGTTGTTATCCCAAATGTCACAGCCTTAGTTACATTAGCATTCACCTGCACAACTAGGCTATCTACAACAGTCTTCAAGTCTGTGAACGCTACAGCATAATCAGTACCCTCGTTAATAACTGTTTCATCACCTGTAACATTAACCTTATCTGTTGATGCTACTGTGATATCCTTATCAGAGGACACTGTTAAGCCCTCTCCGTCCTTATTAAAGACAATTGATGTATTACCATCAAGTAAGTATGAATGACCTTTAAACTCCTCTGAGACAATGGGATTCTTCTTTGTAAAAGCTCCTGTCTCAGCAAAGCAATCAGAGATATCATGGTAACGTCTATTCTCCATAGTAGTCACTTGCTTACCGTCTGTTAAGTGGTAGTTATCTAAAGACCTCATGCAGAAGTTAAGGAGAACATTATCTCCTTTAACTAACTTATAACCTTGTTGGAAAGAACCTCCAGAGGGGAATAGAACAGGTACATTAATAACCTTTCCAGCTTGGATAACATTCTTACCTCTCGCTGAGTCTGAAACAAGAAGCGTAGCATCTACACAGTTAGTATCTTCATTAAAAGAGTCTACAACTGCTGGTATCTGTGTATAAGTTCTTGTGTTGTTCGTTTGAATATGAGACTTAATAACATCTACTAATCCATAATCTGACATATTAACTCCTTTAAGCTATATTCCGTTTAGCAAGATTTATATAACGAGAGAGTTCTACCTTTTCCATTATCTGATAATTATCTAACTTGTCCTTTAACTCTAAGTTCTTTAGAGGTACATAGACATCCCCGTCTACTACATAAGTACTCGCATTACCACTTCCATCTTTGTCTGCTAACTTGTCTGCCTCTTCTACTTTAACCCTCTTCACAGTCCCTACAGTAGCGATAAGAATCTTTTTAAAGGAAAGTGATACTGACGTACCTAGTCCTGTCTGAGTACGTCTAGAGGGGTTAAAATCTGCTATCATACAGTCTTTATACAAACCGAGTTCAGGTAGAACTACCGTCACAACTTTCTTCTTATCAATGATACTGTTGATCTCTTCAACGTAGTCTGTAGAAGTCTTCTCACTACGATCAAACCTAAAAGGGTTAATCTGATCTGCTATAACTCCTGAGAGCCTTATAGAGACCATGTTGTTAGTGTAATGGTCGCTCTTATCAGATCCATCTGAGACAGGTTGTGTAGAGACTGTAGAGCTTCTACTAATGCTGTAACCTGTTGTAGCGTGTAACTTCATCTTTATAATATCTTGGGGTTTACCATCTTCTGTTTGTACGTAAAAGTACGCTTCCTTATCAAACACTCTCTACCTCCTTCTTATCCGTCCTGAGCATAGTAACCTTGGTATTCCAAGTAGTACCGCTTCTGTAATTGAATAGGTGATGCCATACAACAGGTAAATAGTTTCCCGAGTAGACAGCACCACTTGAGTCAAACTCATTAGGTATGTTGATAATGGATTGTAGAGATATTCTAGGTTCCATGAACATATTAGCTGAAGCTTGAGAGGCTTGAGTAGAGGTCTTATTATTAGTTCCTACTGTATCAAACTTACCTCCTAAACCTCCTATCACACTACTCTTTGCTAGTGTCAGTTGGTCATAGTTAGTAACCTTATCTCTATCAGACATCTTGAATATGTGGATAACGTCTCCTTCATACATCCAAGAAACTTTAAACTCATTACAAATCTCATCAAGAACCTTTGTAGTCATTCCTTCCCAAGATCTATCATTCTTAAAAGTCTCGTCACTTAAGATGTTCCCTTCAAAGATTACTGAGACACCGCCTAGGACGGTCTTCTCATCTCCTGCAACTGTTAGGTAGACTTCTGAGAAGGTCTTAGCAACCTGTTCAATAGTCTTAGCAACAGAAGTCCCAGCAGACACCACTTTTGTAGTAGTAGCTCCTGTCTTTTCTGTAATACCTGCAATTGCTGTAAGATGGGTTATAAAGTTTCTTCCATCGTGTGTTGTCTCAAGACTCTTTACATCTCCTACGAACACTACAGAAGTGAGGGGTTGACTAGAAGCTCCACCTGCTTTATGAGATTTGTAACCTAACGATACAGAGACTCTCAAGACACTTGCAGAGTTTATTCCAGCAGTAGCACTTTTAGGTAAGTTGGCAATACTAAGTTTTAGTGTATTGTTAGGACTATCTCCAGAAGCTTTAAGACTCTTCTTGACTTCTCCGTAAACTTGGAGAGGAACTCTTCCATCTTCTTTTATATCCGTATTTATTGTATAACTAACTAGTGCATCTGAACCTCCAGACCTTCGGTAAGTTCTACCTAGGTCTGTGAAGGTTATTTCGTAGTATCTATCAAATACTGTGTTATTCATTTAACCTCCTATTATTCATTTCCTGCTGAGATATCAAGGTTGATAATATTAGCTTCATCCGATAGTTCGAGATACTGGCTACTTCCTACAAAACCGTCTCCTGTGATATTGATAAATAACTCGCCTTTCATAATCTGTTGTTTCTGTTGTTCACCCATTCCTGTGAAGAGTGATCCGTAACTATCAGGGTTCTTAGAAGAGGCTACCATAGCTTCATTTGCCGACATCCCATAATAAGGGTTCTTATTATAAACACCCTCATGATCAGGCATCCCCACTACAGCTTTGTCTAGGAAAGATAGAAGTGCTTCAGAACTTATTATGCTACCATTCCAAAAACTCTTTTCATACAAAGGCTCTCCAACTAGGTGTTGTAGGTGAGAAGCTCCGTAGTTGCTCATACCACCATAACTCATTGGTTTAATATCCCCTCTGTACATCCCACTATCTATCAAACCTTGCGGGTTTAAAGCCTTATAGAGTGAGTTAGTTTTAATAGGATTCTCATAATCACCGAGAACCTTATCAACAAGAGGTCTGGCTACCAAGGTCGTTGTCACTTGTCCAGCTTTAGAAAGAATACTATCGTCGCCTGTTACTGTTGTAATCAACTCTTGAGTTATCTCTGATAGACTGTCATCTCCTGTAGCTGCGTTAACTCCCAATAATCCTAGTATTCCTAAAATACTTAAAAGGGTGGGATCTGTTATAATACCTCCCAATTTCTTTAGACTAGGTAGTGCCGATGCTAGTGAACCAAAAGCTCCTGCCATTGCAATAAACATATCTGTAGCTCCTGTTAGATTAGCTGTTAAGTAACCACCAAGTAGCCACCCCATATTATCTTCTGTAAACATACTACCTCCAGCACCTTTAGTCAACCCTAACGACTCCATCAGAGGCTCTAGTACATCTTTCAAACCTAGTACAGCCCACTTAGCAGCTTTGAAGAAATCAATGATACCTCCGAAGAAACCACCTACACCTTCTTTATCAGTACTCCCTACAAAGAAGTTTCTGATACTTTCATAAGTCTTCTTAGACTTCTCAAACATCTCTTCAGAGTTCTTTCTTTGTTGCTCAGGAGTCATGTTCTCAACTCTTGTATCCCAACCTTCCTGACCTCCCACATGTCCCCAAAAGCCAGCAAATACTCCTGTTCCTTTCTGAGCTGTGACTAAGAAGTCTTTTAAGTCTTGGTTAGCTAGATCGAAGATGTTTGACATCCAAGTTGCAGCTGGTTTCCAGATAAAGTCAATACTTAAAAGTAACTCTTTAACTGTTGTTAAAATCCTCGCTAAAGGTTTATCCATTCTTTCAAAGATACCAACTTCAATGTTCTGAATAGCTGTTCCAACACCATCCCAAGCACCTGCTGCTGATTTCTGCATGAAGTCACCTAAATCTGAACCTGCTAATTGATTAGCCATTCTAGATAAGTTACGACCCCACTCTGGTAAGATATCGTAAGCCATTAACTCACCATTTCTCATTAACTTGTACATATCACCTTCAGTGATTGACATGTCGCCTCTCACTGTTTGGATAGCTTTAACTAACTGTCCAATAGCTAATGGTGATCTCTCAGCAATCTGTCTGATTACTTCCTCTGCCTGTAACTTACCTTTCTGTAAAGACTGTGTTACACCTAAGAACATTAACTTCGTTTGTTCTGAGTTAAGTTTAAAGATTGCAGAAGCTTCTGTAACACCTACAAAGATGTCTTTAATATTGCTGTAACCTTCTTGGCCGTGTGTTCCAATTGTACTAATGGAAGCACCAAGCATGTTTCTCCATGTCTCTTGTGTTGCTACCATGTCCCTGTTAAGGTTCATAGCCATATCTTTAGTAAAGCTTGTTTGACCTGCTGAGAAGTTGTCTGTATCTTCAGCTCCAACTAATCCTGCAATGTGCCTTGATACAGCGTCTAAGCCA